GACGCGCTCGGTGGTGTCCTTGGTGATGGCGACGCGGAGCCGGGTGGTCCCCTCGGTGCTTCCCCCGGCATCCCAGTAGACGTTGCTGTTATCCCAGGGAAACAGCGATCCCAGGAATTGCCCCGCGACCGGAGCCGAGTTGGTGCCGAATCCGCCGGCCTGGCGCGAGGTCGTATCGGCCCATTTATACCCGGCCATGATGGTCAGCGCCGACGTCGGCACGGGCACGAGCAGGCGGGCATCGGCACTGAGCGTCACAGAATCGGTGGTGGCATCCATGACCACCTTGCCCCCCGTCAAGCTCGAGCCAGTCAGCACGGCACTGCCGGTGGCCGCCGTACCGAGATTGGCCAGGTCCTGGGCGAACCACCAGAGGCCCACCGTGCCGGCCGGCAAGGACGGATTCAGGATCTTCGCCATGGGATTCCGCGGGCCGGGGGGCGGCCCCCGGCCTGCGAGTGTCTCCTAGCTCTCGGTAATATCGACTTGAACGACCAGTTGCTCCTCAATGCGCACGGCGCCGGCGACCACCATCGCGTACACCTGCGTGGCGTCGTTCAGGTCGTGGCGCGTGCTCACGGACGTATACGCGTCGATGCCGATGGCCAGGCCCACCCCGCGCTTCTGCCAGACGTAGCAACTGCGCGTGGTGGACGCGAGCGGCAGGCGCGTCGACATGATCCAGTTCAGCCCCATCCACGTGCCCTGGATGGTGCCGGTCTTGATCGCCTGCAGATTGCTGAAGTCCGAGCTCGTGGCCTCGGTGGTCGCCAGCAGATCCTCGAGCCCTTGCGGCGAGATCGCCGCATAGCGATCTTCCTGCGGCACGTCGTTCTGGTTCAGCATCCGCACGGCCTGGTTGACCTTGTCGAACGTCAGGCCCGTGGCCCCGGCCGCGATGGTCTGGCCCGCGCCGAGCGCCACGTTCGAGGTCGTGTCATCGGCCGCCACGGCGGTCGAGTTGCCGCCGAGCGCGGCGATGATCTGGTCGTCGTAGAACCGGTTGATCGACTCCGCGTGGTTCATCGCATAGTCGTTCATCGGCTCGATCAGCATCTTGACTTCGTCGTTGCGGTCCAGCACGAGCGCGCCGCCGCGGTCGACCAGCGTGGCCCGGCGCCGCGAATGGATCGGGTCGAGGATGGTCGTGGCCGCGTGCCGGGTGGCGATCGCGCCCAGATCGGTGGAGCCGATGCGCTCGAAGTTGTACGTCTTGCCACGGACGCCCGCCTGTACCCGCACCGCGCCGCGAAGCTTGGTCTGGGTCTGCGCGACGAGGCGATGCACCTCGGTCGTGTAGGCATGAACGAATGAGATCGGAACGGAGTCGTACGCCGCCATGGCCGGTCTCCTGCTGCTGAGATCGGTGCACTCCCATGAGCGGCAGGTAATCGGCCGTGCCGGCCTGCCTCACGCCCTTGACGCGGGCGCTCCCTTCGCCTCGTCTGTCCGAGGCGCCCCCGGGTCAGTTGCCTGATAGTCCGGGACTGTGCTGCCACCGCTCCCCGGCGCGAATCTTCCGGATGTAGCGGCTTGTGAGACCGTACCGCGCAGCCAAGCATCGCGTCGTCTCACGCGATTGGCGAATGGTCGCGACATCGACGGCGCGGAGTCTGGCGTTGCCGTTGTGCTCGCCGATAATCCGGGCGCGCCCCTTCGCGATCATGTCGTGGTTGTTCTCGCGCGCCGTTGCCAAGAACAGGTGCGCCAAGTTGATACAGCGTCGGTTGTCGCACGCATGCGCGACATGCAGACCAGGCGCGATAGGACCGAACGCCTTGATCCATGCCGCGCGATGCGCCGTCGTTGTGCTCGTGGCTCCAGGCAGGCGCGTCTGTCCATACCCTCTGACAGGGTTGAACGCGCCTGTCCACTCAATGCATGGCGAATTCATCGTGCAGGGAACCGGGTATATTGTCGCCCATCCCCGGCTTCTATTCTCTGCCATTCGACATACTGCGCGAACACGCGCTCGTGGTCCGGGTGGGATCGGTTGCGAAGCGGGTGACTCGGATCCTTGAGGCTCGCCGTCCGCATCTCCTCGATTCGCTGCCGCGCATCGGTCGCGGTCAGCCCCGCGGGGATCTCCTGGCCGTCGATGAACCCGCGCTCGAGCAGGCCGTCCGCGAGCTGCGACAGCGCATGGGCCACGGCGGGATGATTCGCGAGCTGCAGCACCTCCTGCCGATCGGCCTCGGTCGCATCCGCGAGCAGGGTGCGGATCGCCGTCTCCGCGCGCGCCTGGTGATGGCGCCACTGTGGGCCGTTGCGCGGCCCCCACTTCTGCTCGAGCACCTTCACCGCCTCGGTGAGTTCGCTCTGCTCCTCCTGCACCTCCTGCGCGCGCATCCGGTCGTGGAGCGAGAGCATGTGCTCCTGGTAGACCTCGAGCATGGCCCGCGTCTGCGCCGGCGTCATGTGCGCGGCGTGCGCGCGCTGCTTCAGCAGCGTGATGGCGTTCGGGTCCCACTGGAACCCGGACCCCTCGGCCGTCGGCGGGAGCTCGAACTCGTACTTGTCCGGCCCCTCGGGCACGCCGAGCCGCTGGCGATACGCGGCGAGCTGCTCGGGCTTCGCGTCCGCGCCGGGCGGCGTGAGCGGCGCGCCGACCATGCGCTTGGTCTCGACATAGCTCTTCGCGAGATCACCGACCGACTTGAACGACTCGAGCGACTTGTCGGTCAGCAGGTCCGGGGGCAGGCCCGCGCGCCAATCGGGCCCGCCGTTCGAGACCTCGGGCGCCGGGGCCGTGTCGACGGCAGTGGAGACGGCTTCTTCAGCCATGCTGGCTACCCGTGGGCAATGCGTCCTCCGTTGTGCTTGATGCTGGCCGGGCGCGGCGGCTTCTCGGGCGTGAGGATCATCCGCGTGATCCGCGCGATCGTGGCGTGCGCGCCCGCACGCTCGGGCTCGCCGAGTCGACTCGCCCACGCGCAGAGATCATCGATGACCTCTTGCGCGCCCGGCGCGTGGAACACCGCGCGGTAGTGCTCGCGCGTCGTCATGGCTGTGCGCCGTTCTGGCCGCCGAGCAGTTGCTGGATCATCGCCATCGGATCGCCGCCCTCACCACCCGCGCCGTTCATCGCCCCCGGCGGGATGTTCTGCGCGGCGGTCATCATCGGCGCGAGGTTCTTGCCCATCTCCGCGGCGCCCTGCGCCACCTGCATCTTGTTCATCACTTCCTGCTGCTGCGCCCGCTGCTGCCGCTTGGCCGCCACCTCGTCCTCGTCCTTGAGGTAATCGGCGGGCAGGCCCGCCACCTCGGCGAGATCGCGGAACGCCTTGTCGGCGTCGAGATTGTCGGCGACCGCTGGGTTGAGCTGGATCATCGGCGTCGTCACGCGGGTGAACTCGTCCATGCCGGCCAGGCGCGTGATCTTCTGCGACCGCGCGAGCGGCCCTTCGTACTCCACGTCCAGCTCGGCGCCGCGGAGCTCGTCCGGCGGGCGCGGCAGTTGCTGCTGGCGCTGCATGATCGCGAAGCACCGGTTGAGCAGGGGCGCGAGCGCCTCGGACTCGAGGCGCGCCAGCGTGGGCGCCAGGAACTGCTGCATCAGCTCGAGGCGCCGCTGGACTTCGGTCGCTGTCATCACGCGCTCGGATTGCAACTGCAGCGCGTCCCAGTAGAACGTGTTGCGGATGGCGTCGCGCAGATCGCCCTCGAGCAGCTTGCCGATATCGAACTTGGCGCCGGACTCGAGCGGCGCCCACGCCAGCCGCGGGTCGCCCTCCACCGTGTTCATCGACCCGGGGCGCAGATCGAGCTCGGCGATCGTCGCGTCGGAGGACACGAGGCCCGGCGGGTCAATGGCCTTCGCCGCCGCGGAGAGCGTGAGTTCGACGGCGCGATTGAGCGTGCGGATGTCCGGCAGCGCGGTATGCCCCGGCCCGCGCCCATACACCTCGCCGGTGGTCTTCGCCCAGCGCGGGACGACGCAGGGAAACTCCTGGTAGCCGCCCTCTTCCAGGATCACCTTCTCGGCCAGCGCGAGATAGATGCTGGCCACCGGAAAGTGGAGATTGTCCTTCCGCTTCTCGTTGCCGACCTTGCGCCGCTGGATGGCGTGGAGCACCTCGCGCTCGGTATCCGGGGCTTTCTCGAGTTGCTCGCGCCACGGCGGCGGCAACGCGTCCGCGGTGAATTGCTCCGCGCACTGCCGCACGGTCATCCGGAGAATCCGGTACAGCAGATCGACCCGGCCCTTGCTGTCCTCGCCGATGCAATACGTCCCCGGCGCGAGCGCCCGGAACCAGAACCCACGCGACCCCTCGTCGGTCTCCTCGGACTCGATCAGCATCGCGCCGATGCCGAAGGCGCCGAGGTCCAGGTACACCTCGCCCATCTCGGCATTGAAGTTGGACTGGCGCAGCGACAGGTACAGGCGCTCCTCGATCTCATTGAGCCACTTGCGCACCGCGTACATCTCGTTGGTCCGCGCATCGCGCGTCTTCAACGCGAACCACCGGATGCTGGGCGAGGGGAGCGCGCCCGGGATGCGCGCG